TTGTGACTTGCTGAGACGAGGATTCGACGTCGACGTAGGTGTTGTTGAGCACAATTACAAGAAGGAAGATGGAAAGAGCGCAAGGGTGCAATTGGAAATTGATTTCGTAGTCAATCGTGGGAATCAGCGATACTACATTCAATCGGCGTTGTCCATTGCCGACCCGGAAAAACGGGCACAGGAGATTAACTCCTTAACGAAAGTCCCGGATTCATTTAGAAAACTCGTTGTGGTCGGAGATAGGATCAATCCATGGAAGGATGATAATGGAATCCTTTACATTGGGATAGAGCAGTTTCTTCTCGATGAAAAAGCAATTGACATGTAGGAACGTAGAAAAGCCGAAGAGCGGAAGAGCGGAAGAGCATCTTGGAAAACCCCAGGGTGCTTTTTTCATGCCCTGCGGCAGGGAGAAAGGAGAATCCGATGCAGAGAATGCCGATATTATCAGATTCCGACATGAATCTGTTTGAATTGAAAACGCGGTTCGTCCGCAATTATCTGACCTTTGCCGGGAAGAACAGCAAGGACTATCTGCTCTATATCTCCGGCCCCGGTGTGTACGACAGCCCGGCAGTGGATGTGGAGATGCAGACCATTCCCGGCAAGAACGGCGACCTGATCCGGGACAACGCCAAAGCGGGAGAGCATCGCTTTAAGACTCTGGACCTCAGCTATGACGCTTTCTTCTTTGACGCCTTAGCGCCGAGGACGGCGGCGGTAAAGAGCTGGCTGCTTTCGCCTGCGGGTTATCAGGTGCTGCACGATACCTACGACCCGGATTTCTTCCGCATGGGTATCTGCAAAGAAGCACTCGCTTTTGAGCCGAAACGAGGAAAAGGCGCGACCATGAAGCTGACCTTCCATTGCCAACCCCAGCGGTGGAGCGTGGACGGACAGAGGAAGCTGAGCCTCCCTCGCGAGACCACCATCAAGAATCCCTTCGAGTTCCATGCCAAGCCCATCATCCGCGTCTTTGGCAGCGGAGAGGGCAATGTGTATATCGGGGACGAGGTGATCCAGATCCTTGCCAATGACGGGTATATAGATCTGAACTGTGAGACACACAACGCCTATGATGCTTCCGGCTTCTGTAATGGCTATGTGAAGAGCGAGGACTTTCCAGATCTGAAGCCGGGGAAGAATCACATCGCCTGGAGCGGAAACATCAGCCGTATTGAGATCACGCCAAGGTGGTGGACGCTATGATTCCTTGCCTTTACACGGAAACAGAAACAGCCTTCACAACCAACGGTATAGGCAAGCTCTGCGACGCTCTGTCCTGCTATGTGACGGAGAAACGGAACGGCTCCTATGAGCTGAAGATGGGCTATCCGTCCTTCGGTATTCATGCGGAGGATGTGGTGGAGGGTAATATCATCCTTGCGAAACCTTCCGAGCGTGCTACAGCCCAGCCTTTCCGCATTTACAAGATCACGACTCCGTTGACCGGCCTCCTGGAAGTTCAGGCACGACACATCCAGTATCAGGAGAACTTCATCACGGTTTCTCCGTTTTCGGCGCAGGGCTCTCAGGCGGCGATGGCAGCGATCAAGAGCCATACGACAACGGATTGCCCCTTTGAATTCTGGACAGATATTGATAGTTCTGCGGTGTTCTCAATATCTGCACCGGCGACTGTTCGCGGATGTCTCGGTGGAATGGACGGATCCATGCTGGACACCTACGGCGGGGAGTATGAGTGGGATATGTACACGGCTATGCTCCACGGGCATCGAGGCGCGGACCATGGTGTGAAGATCGTGTACGGCAAGAACCTGATCGATTTTAAGATGGAGCGGTCCATCGAAAACATGATCACAGGCGTGCATCCTTACTGGAAACACAGTGAGGACGGCACGCTTTTCGAGTTGCCGGAAAAGGTGGTAACCGTTGAGCATGACGGGCCTTATGAAAAAATCTCCGTTCTGGACTGCACCAGCCATTTTGAGGAGAAGCCGACGGAGGCACAGTTGAGAAATTATGTAAACCAGTATCTCCAGAACACAAGTCTGACGGAGCCGGACATCGACATCAAGATCGACTTCTTCCAGCTCTGGCAGACGCCCGGCTATCAGGATATCGCGGAAGCGGAGCGGGTGAGCCTGTGTGATACGGTCCATGTGTATATCTCAAAGCTCGGACTGGAAGTCAGCTGCAAAGTCACGGAAACCGAGTACGATGTTCTTCTGGAGCGTTACAAGAGCATCACGCTTTCCAATGCTGCGGTATATTCCAGGAACAGCAGTTTATCCGGCTCCCTTGGCAGTCTGCGAGACGAAGCGCAGCTGGCAACGGAGGCAGTCAACCGTGTTGAAACACAGGTGACGGATATCCGAACACTGACCGTTCAGCAGGAATACTTTAATGCGTTGGCTTCCGGACTATTCGGCCTTCACTATTCTTCCGGTGTGGAAGAGGATGGCTCTACTATCCGGTATGCGCACACCAGCGAGAGAATCGCCGACAGCGCCTATGTCTGGAAGAGTGGCATCAGGGGCTTTTTCATATCTATAGATGGCGGTCAAACCTGGCGGCTCGGCTGGGATACGACAGATCATGTGGTCAAAACCGCCGTGGAGGCTGTCGGTGTGAACGCCAGTTTCCTTGGCTCCGGCACACTGCGGACGGCGCTGGTGAAGATCCTTGGAACGGACAAGTTCTACTGGGAGGACGACGCCATCATCATGGAGGATGGCGTGAAGCAGATCAAGATCGGTCAATACCGGGAAGGCGATTACGGGATCGCAGTCAGTACTGACGGCGGCACGACCTGGACAACGGCTATCGACTTTGACGGCCTGCATGGCGGCGGCGGAGAGACTATCATCTATCAGGACACGATCACCAAGGCAGGGCTGGCTCCACTAAACCCTTTAGTCAATGATCTGTGGGTGGATACCATCGAGAAAAGACTGAAACTTTGGAGCGGAACCGAATGGGTGAATATCGGATATGAGCCGGTTGAGCCTACACCACCTGATCCAGAAGAGCCGGAGGATCCCGGCGAGGGTGGAGGAGAAGATCCAGGTGGTGAAGGCAGCGGTGAGGATCCAACGGATCCGGAGAATCCCGGTGGTGATGGTGGAAGCGAAGATCCAGCCGATCCTGATAATCCTTCCGACCCGGAAGATCCAGGAGAAGAACCCGGTGGTGAAGAACCCGGTGGCAACGATGAAGAGAATCCCGGAGATGAAGCGGCTCCGGAGGAAGGATGCTAAATGGCTAATATCATTCAGATCGGCCCGGTGTCCATCTATCAGGATATCGAGCTTTCCCTGACAGAGCACCTTGTGCCTCCTGTCGTTCATGTGAAGCAGTTTGATCATAAGGCGAGGAAGGTACGATGTACCCTCTATACCAACGCGGTGGAATACACCATCCCCGCCAACATCATTCTGGCATATTCCGGTACCCGTCCGGACGGACGCATCTTCCAGTACAGCACGGAGGCGCTGACAAACGACAAGGTTGACTTGATCGACAACAAGCTGGTCATCACGATCACGGATTTCATGACGGAAGTGGCGGGCCGGTATCCGGTTGATCTTGTCCTGTTGGATGCGGACGGAGACATCCTCGGCTCCTTTAACTTCACCCTTTATGTTGAGCGGGCGGCGAATAAGAACCGGAAGATTCTCACGGCAACCTACCCTTCTGTCGCGGAAGCGGTGCGGAACGGTGTTTTCGAGTGCTTCACTACGGAGGACGGCTATTTTGGCATCAATACGGATGACGGGTTGAACCTTGGGGACGGCTCTTACTCCGATGTAGTAGACCGCATCAACAGTGAACTGGTAGAGACCAGCATCAATGATGACGGCTATCTGGTTTTTGAGACAGACGAACGGCTGGGGCTTGTCTTCGGCATGGATGATGAGGGCAACCTTGTCGTGGATTACAGGGAGGAGATATAAATGGCGAGATATGTAGGAAAGCGGATTGTTCCCAAGCACTGCGGCTACTGGGACAATACCAAAGAATACGAAATGGAGAGCGTCGTATACGACCAGGCAAGCGGCAACAGCTATATTAGCCGCAAGACTGTGCCTGTTGGAACAGATATCTCCCAGACGGAATACTGGGCGCTGTGCTCGGACTTCAATATGCAGATGGATCTGCTGGAGAAGCATTTCACAGCAACCGAGCAGCGGATTGTGGCGGATAACGATGCGACGGAACAGGCGATCCGGGAGAACAATGCGGCGACAGCGCAGACTGTGCAGGAGAATAACGCTCAGACCAGGCAGCACGTGGATGAGAGCTTGGAAGAGACCACGCAGAATCTTACCGAAACCGTGAACAACGCTCAAACGGCGATGACTCAGCAGAAAGCATCCTTTGATACGACAGCCCAGCAGCTGAATGCCCGGATGGACGAGGTGCTTGCTGCCGGAACCGGTGACGGCACAACGGAGGTGGCGGATGCCAGGGTCGACGCAGAAGGAAATGCGTATGACTCCCTTGGCGCTCACGTCAGGGATATTCTTCCGAGAGCACAAAAGAATGCACAGGACCAGTTCCTGAAAAATATGTCAGAAAATTATGATCTTGGAATTTTCCATATACAGAGATTCAACCTGCATGAGAGGCAGTTGGATTACTCTTATTCTACTTCGACTTTCAGCGGGTGGGTATCCAAGTATGAGGTGCCCACCAATCTGACGGTGACTGAACTCCGGTTTTATATCAAGGCTCGGGAAAATCCGATTACGAAAGTGCGTGTCACTATAGCAAAGGAAGAGTTGATTGACTCTGCTATTGTTTTTCAGACCTACCTGGACTTGGAGATTCAGCCAGAAGAAGAAAGGCTTGTCAGCTGCACGATTCCACATGTGAAGCTCCAGCAGGGTGAGATCGTCTTTATCGGTGTGGATGGTAACGTGATATGTTCTCAGGGATTCGGGCAGAAAGATTACGGCGAAAGAGTTAGCTGGTATGTGGTGAATGGCACTTTTCGCTCTCTTTCTGATTACAGCAATGGTAGCCACAGGAAACTGTATATGGAGATGTCCGGCTTTGCAGAAGGCGTCTTTATGACGGAATATCTTCAGGGAGTTACTGATAATCACGAAACCAGAATCAGAAATATGGAAGAATGGGAATTGCTTGTAGACGAATTTGAAAAAGAAGACATCTACATTAACGAGCAGAATCCGCTTCCAGTGAACAATGTGGTGGAACGCTATAACTATTCGACTTTCGTTGGCTGGGCCTGCCCAATTGGTCATCCTACGGATTTCGACACTTTGATTTTCTCTATCAAGAATAGGAGCTCCGAGAATTATGTCGAATATGTCCGTTGCTTTATTACGCTTGGAAGCCGTGATGGAGAAGTCCTTATAGACGAGGTTATGTCCGATGTTCATATCGCACCGGGAGAATGGAGAAGGGTTGAATTTCATTTCTCCAGGGTGATCGAAAATACGGAAGAAGCGGAGCTGTATGCCGGGTTCTCCTGTGACCAGCATATTTCTTTTATGGGCGGGTATACGGGTACAATCCTTCGTCCCCCGTCCTATGGTGTTGTGACCTATAACGCTATGGACAATCCAACCTATAATGGTATGATGCGGAAGCCTTCCGGATGGACTGCGCTTTACGATCCGCAAGAGAATAATACTGGAAAGGTTGATTTCCTTATTGCAAAACAATCGGCGAGATATGGCCTGGGTCAGTTCAGAGAACAGGTAGGAGAAGTTGTTAGAGAAGAAGCAGAAGGGCAGATCGACGAAGCGTTGCAGGAGAAGGTCTCCTCGGCGCTGCCTCCGAGAGTGATCCTGCCCGATGTATTCCATGCAGTCGTGGGCGATACGCTGCAACTGTTCTACAGAGGAATCGTGGAGCATCCGAATCCGTACAACTACAACATCGAATTCTGCTGCGATATCGGGAAAAAC